TCTAAAGCAGGTGAATGAAGTATCATGGTGGAAAAGCAAATCAACGCTTCACCCCGAAGTAGTGTTCTATTCCGGTCCAATGTTTATGTTTCCGTGGATCTTTGTGCCTAACAACCCCTCCACCAACGGATTGGGTTCGCTCAAAGCGGCGGCGTTAAGCGATTACACCAGTAATCAAAACGGACAACCTAATGTGCCTTTTTTACACAGTAATGAGATGCTTTCAGCATGGGCGGATGAATTTTCCGAAGAAAATCCACCACTACAACCTAACGAAGAACCATTGATGTGGGGTCCACCAAGACAACGACGAGGGGAAAGCATACTTAGTGGCTGGATAAATAAATTTGGTAGTAGGTTTGGTATGACACCGTTCGATCCTAATAATCCAAATGGCTATTATGGCTACATCCCAAGCCTCCCTTCGTTAGTGCCTCAAGGCAAGCAACAGTTTAGTGCGTTCCATCACGAAATAAATCATACGAATGGCAAATACACATTCATTTTTGTTATAACGCCAGCACCTTACAGCGACCAAACACCGGCCAATCTTCATAATGCTATAACACCCGACTTGAGTGCGAGAACCCAGCAAATAAACGCTGGATTCCCTAACGCTAACGCAGGTCCGGATTTGACGACTGATGGTTTTGGTCCGGTGTCATTACCAACGGCTGGAACACCAGTAGCCGGAACACCAACAATGGTGGCAATTGAGTGTGACCCGCAAAATGGTGTTGCTGGTGTATATAGTTTATACACCGAAGCAAACGGAAACCAACCTGCATTTGCCAATACATTCAGTGGTAATCCCGGTGCAAGCCGATTCAAATATCATCCTGTATTAGAAGATCCTCAAGGTAATTGGCCGACAGGAAACCCTCAAACATTTTCCGAAGTATTCAATGCAGGGATAAATTTGTTTGGGGCTATCACCAGTGGTAGGGGTTTGAGTTTCACTGGAACATGCCCAAGTGGCTTTTTAATTCACGAAATTCTTTTTTATCGGAAAAGATTAGACCAAAACGAAATGGCAGATGTAAGGCAATATGTCGAAGATAAGTGGGGGATTTGATGTCCGAGCATGACCATATAGCAGAACCGGAAAGGCCGAGAGAAGAAGAACCGGAAAGACCGCCGGAGTTTCCGGAGGAAGAAAGGCCAAGAGAAGAAGAACCGGAAAGACCGCCCGAAGAACCCGAAAGACCCGAAGAACCGGAAAGGCCACGACCGGGTCAACCATTCAATTGGGGCGGAGTTGATTCGGGCAATCAACAAAGGCGGGCTGGCGGAAGTTTAGCGTTTGGTTTGTCAACAACATTACCCGAACCAGTTGATGATTTTGCCGGACAATGTGGTTTTACTTCATACAATAAAGTCGAGGGGCATTTTTTCTTATCGCAATTGCCACAGCCCAACAAAGAAGTAGTAACACGCACTGTTCAAGGTATTGCTGATAGATTTGAGTCCACTTATGAGGATGCTTCTATCGGTAGCATTGTTTCGTTAAACGATAAAGTCAATGTAACTGAAACAGTATATCAAGGAGAAGCGTTAGATGTTATCACCAGCAGTGTAGTATCAACATTTGAATCTATACAAGGTAATGGTCAGCGAGTTTCTTCAATCATAGTGCAAGGTGGTCAAGGTAATACCGACCAAACTGGTAGTTATCCTTCAAGCACTGCTGATTCAATTTTAGCAATTGCTGTTGATGATATAAGACCGTTTTTACTGAAAGGTCTTGACACTGAACATCGTGCATTGTTTGACACAAACGACCCAACAAAACCAACAAACCAAGAATACATAAGACACTTAACACCGGAAAAAGAATCAAGGGTTGCGAGAATACAAATTCCAAGAAAGTGTGTGGAGGGTGGAGGACTACCGCACTTTGTCGAAATCCACTACAACGCCATAGACTTATCCGGTGAAGTAATGGCCGCATACAAAGATAATCCGGATTGGCTAACACTTGTTGACCTAACAGTATGGACACCATTTCAAAATGCTCACAACGATCTTCAAGGAATAGGATATACAGTTGGTGGACTGGGTGGAAAAAAGTCTTGGTTGATTGTCGAGAAAACAGTGCCGGATTCAAACACTGTTTTTACAGATACTTCAACACAAACAATCCGCAATAGAACGCTTGCTGATTGGTTAAAAAGGCCATTTAGTGACCAGCAATTTTTAGATGGGGGAGGCGATCCTACCGACCCTCATTCAGTTATTGCCTTACCCGATGTCCTTAACATTGAGGCACCGGGTGGACTCATATCACTACCATCGGCTAATTTCAATAAGCCTCCACAAGACCATGTTATGCGTGTAAATCCAACAGGAGATGAAACATTATCCCCATTTATTGATGTGTCGAATTGTCCTCATACTATACTCACGCAAGCCCTTGCTTCGGCACCTTCGGGCTTCAAAGGTGTAAAGGCCAACCCAAAATTGGCCGCATACGGGCGACCAAAAGGCATACCCAACACCATCAGTCCGGTAACAAAAAGTCAATCATTGTATCATACACTGTCTGTTCTTTCACCTAAGAAAGAAAAGGTGCCAGCCGCAACGGGTAATGTTGACGGCAACCACCCCATTCAACCCATAAATAGAACCCGAACATCAATAAGAGCAGTAACCTTTGAGCAATTTGACATCATTGACAATATAAAAGACAATGACTTAAATTTATTATTGATACACCCAAAAAATCGAAAGCGCAGTGGCATTCTTAAAACATTATCAACAACAAGCAATAGCGACAACCCGCATGTTTGTCAAGTCAATTTGCTTACTATGAAGGGGCGTGTTGAAGAAATCGCACCAAACAGCGAATCTAACACTGGCGGTGTTTTGATTCGTGGTAAGTCGCAATTGATGGATATAACAGATCGGATAGCCGAGAGAGATTTTGGCTTGACAGATGGTTATGCAATAAAAGAAATTGGCGACTTAGGTTCACCGTCAGTGAGCCTAACAATGGGTGGATTAGGGCAAGGCGGTATAGACATCAAGCCCGATAGAACCGAACATTCTTTCTTGCCTATATGGAAAGACAAGGTGATTGGAACAGATAACCCATCGGTGCGAAATGATAAGCAAACATCAACCTATTACGCATCCACCCGTGCTTTAGTTGAGTTGCCACTATTCCCATCAATGTTTTTCGATGTTGAACAGCGTTTAGCGACCAGCACCAAAAAGCGTTCACCATTACCCGCTAACAGATCTATGGAATTGGTATTAGATGCCACAATGACGGCTATGAACAGACCACAAATGAAAGACTATGAAAGCCGAAACGCTATTGATTGGGGGGCTAAAAATAAAGTCCAAGCATTAACCATCAATGAAGTTGTAAGTGGTTTTTGGATAAGAGCCATGCGTGAATCATCATCCACTTTCACCCGTGCCGCATCATACAGTGGTGCGGCCAGCGACACACAAGTTGTGCTTGGTGGAGGTAACAACAATGCCGACTTTTCGCATTTTGGCACATACCTTTTAGTTGACTCAATCTTACCTTTCATACAAGGCAATTTGCATGGAGAGGGTGGATTTGACGGCACTACCAGTGGCAATTATTCCAGTCAACCTTTACCCACAGAACCATTTGACAATACGGGGTTTGTAGTAACCGTAGGGGAAGGCATCATCAACGAAAAAGGCATACGGTTGCATATATGGAAAGCACAAACAGTCGGTAATGAAAGCAGGTTATACTTTAACGCATACCAAGACTTTGACGATGATACCCTAAATTATGCTGGGTTGAAGAATATTATTATTGCTGGGTTGCCTGTTGTTATGGGTAGTTGGTTGACTAACGCAAGTGGTATTGGAGTAGGATTTCCAACACTTAATGCTGTGGTAAATAACACACCCCTTCAAGGCAATTTTAGCGCATTAAACGCTGGTGCGGTAGGTCCAAACAGCACGGAAAGCACCGTAGCACAGTCTTTTATTGGACCGTTAGAAAAAACATTTGCACTTGGTAAGACAACAACAAACGGTGTGTTGGATAGAAGCGGAATACATTTAGATCCCAATGACCCAAATACCGTATTAATATATGATGGTCCGACTATGGAGGGTTTCACCTTCGACCCCGGAAATTATCTATATTCGCAAGATACCAAACCATTGGTTCCGCCTGTTGAATGCCGCAGTGGTTATTTGTCATTAAAAGGTAAAAGAAGCGACGGCATTAGCCTTGATTGGGTTAGGCCAATGAAGATTAAATTAGGTGATGTAGCAAGTGCTGGAACAGTAAGCAAGTTTGAAGATGCTGTTGATGAATTAATAGAGTATTGGAACAACAATAAAACTAACGCAGAAGATGGTACAGTAGGTGATAATAGGGTAGATATAAAATATAAAAAATCATTAGAAGTAATGATAACCCCAGAAGATTTAAAAAACTTTTTATATAGAAATGAATTGTTAAAATGTTTAGAACAATATGTTTCAAAATATAAATTTGCTGATGAGGTACAATTTTACGGTATCGACCATTATACTAAAATACAA